TGCAATCTTTTTTTAATATTTTTTAATTATTTTTTTTATAAAGAATTATATTAACCTTTGTTTTCTTTAGCTATCTTTAATTGATTATCTGCTACATATTTCTTTACTTCTACATCTTTTTCTTTAACACCTATTTCTCTATTTTTTAACTGTATTGTTGCAATAGATTCTTGTGCTTTTTGTTGTACCTCCATAATTTTAGCATAGTCTACAGTTTCATTACTAGCACTTTCAAAACTTGTAGCTTGTAAAGTTGCTTGTTGTATAGCAATTTCTGCTTTTTAAATCTATCTCATATTTTTTCAAATCTCTATCAGCTTGTTTATCTGCTGATTTTAATTGTTCTATTTGTTGCTCATGTTGTTGTTGCGCTTCTTGTTGTGCTTGAACTTGTTGTTGTATCTCTTGTTCAGCAGTTTCTATATCTTCAATAATACTAGCATAATTTTTACTACTACTCAACATTTTAAGTACAGTAGACATTTTATTATTATTCTGCAACATTTCTGTTGTCTTAGAAGTCATAATATCTAATATTTGTTGTGCTTTTCTACTACTATCAACAAATATACCATAAGACATATTACCAAAACTTTTAGGTATAGTCAAACTTTCTAATTCTCTACTATTTCTTAAATAAGTAATGTTAGTTCCTTCTTTAAAAGCGTGTTTTGTATAATCAAGTATTCTTTGTAAATCACTCGCTATATACATTTCAAAATAATAATAATACAAATCAATAATAGCACCTGCTTGCGCTAAACCTTCTTGTACATTACCTACTGATTCTCTATTACCTATATCACCTTGAGCAAATCTATTAATTCCCATTAACTCAATACCTTCTGCTTTAATACTATCACAATACTGCATTAAAAACTGAATCATTTGTCCATCAGATAAATCAATTGATTTTAGCATCTGTAAAGCAACTTGAGCAGTATCAGAAGTTTCATCTACAAATAATAAATTTGTAGCATCCATTCTATATAAAGCCTTTTGTTCAGGAGTATCTCTATCAATAACTTTACCTACATTAGTACCAAGTCTATGCATTTCATCTTGTGAAGAACTATGTTTTTTATCTTCTTCAAAATCTGAATCATCATCTACTATAAAATTAGTAAGAGTTTCATCTCTAATACCACTACCTTTTCCTGAAATTAATCCTATTGGTATAACACCAATTTTACCTTTATATTTAGCAATTAAAAGCTGTATCTTATATTTACATACATTATAAGCTTCTTGATACTGAATAAGTTTATCTACAAGTGTTTCTTGTTCAACAATATCATTCATAAAAACAACACCTTCATAACTCTTTTTAGCTTTAAAAGGATTGTTTGAATCATAAATAGGATAGTCTAAACAATCTCCACCAAAATAATAAGTATCTGCTACTATAAATATTTCTCTAATTTCTTCTCTCCAAGTCCAATTATCAACATAACCATCATAATCTTCATCTACTTCTATTTCTCCAAGTATTCCTACTTTACGAAAACTAGTCCATTGAATATGTTGTATATCAGTTAAATCAGATAAAAAATTATTGTTTTGATTATCATTATTATCTTGAGTAATATTACTATATCTTCTATTACTACTCTCACTTTCCATGTGTTTCATGAAATTAGGATAGTATTCTAAATCAGGATGGTCTTGAAACAATTCAATTATATCCTCCATATTAAATCTATACCTTGCTCTTATAACACTAGCATTACCAATTAAAGGAGTATCTACAAAACTATAATCAATAGTAGCAGGATGAACACTATACCTTATAATATTATCATTTCGTACAGTAGAAAAAGAAAAACATTTATTAGAGCATATTAAATGATAAAATTCTTTAGCATATAACATTCTAAGATTATCTCTTTGAATAACATAATCTAATACTTTTTGTCCTGTAATAGTATCAATATCTTTCATACTATTAAGTTGACTTTGAATTTGGTCAGGACTTAATTCTTGAACTTGATTAGCTTCTGTTATTTGACCAGTTTCAATTAACTTATTCACAAATCTTTGTTGTAAAGATTCATTAATCAACTCTTTTTCCTTTTGTAATTTTTCATTTTGAAAATTACTATTTTTAGTATATACTATAGGATTAAAAGGAGCTTTCAGAAAATTACTAACTTGTTTTTGAAACAAAGGACTTAAAAAATCATAGTTTCTTAATTTTTCAGGATAGCGTTTATATTGCTCACCTTCTAAATTATAAGGATTTGTTATATGAGTATATTTTGTATTTGATAATTGCCCAGCAGCTATTTTAAATTTATTAAGTATAATATCATTATATTGTCCTTTACTAGTACTACCTAAATTACTATATCTAGTACCAGTTAATGCTCTACCACAATTTACTTTCCAATCACGAGTTTTCTCTGATTTTGGAATTTTTTGTAAAGGCAATGTATTCGTAGCCATGTTAAAATAATCTTATATTGTCCAAATTTAATAATTTACTTTGGTTTCCCAATAATTTTTTTGCAAATTTAAATTCTTCATCTTTTACAAAATACATCATAATCACAGATGCAGAAATTCTATCAGCGTTTCTTTTGATTTTAAACTTGATTATTTCTTGTAATACCCCTCTATCAAATTCCTTATCTACATTATAAATAACCTTACCTTCTGTGTTTCTCCCTCTTTCTTTTTCTAAATGGTCAGCATAATATTTTAATCCTTGTAACTTTCTACTATTAGTCATATTTATACCAAACTGCCTTTTCATTTTAGCACTTGTTTTAATATCTTCATTAAAATCTAAATCAGGTTGTTCTTCTAAATACATAGTTAATCTTCTTCCTTTGGTATCTCTATATGTTTTAGCATAAGAAACAAAATCTCCAACTTGGTCATTTTCTAATAATATTTTTGCATTATAATATTCAGCTATATAATATGCCATTTTTGCAACTTCATGCAAACTATTTTTACCAGCAGGTCTAGTATTCAAATTAGCAACAAACATATCACCTTTACTTTTAGTAAATTTATTTGCTTGCTCAAAAACTCTTATACTTGCAATAGAATCACTATCAGCAGCATCATCTTGAGTAAATGCATCTATTGACATTAAGTATAATCCATTAGGAACTTTCTTAGTAATAGGGTCAATATATGGTTTATGTACAATTTGTATACAACCCACTTTTAATTCATTTTCTCCTTTTGGTATAGGATATGTTTCATAAGGTAATACATCTTGGGGTTCAAATATTATTCCTCCGTATAAACCTTTTCTTAAAGTACCATAAGAACAAATTTGTCTATCTAAATTACTCTGTTTTAAAAAATCATAATGTCTTTTAGCTAATGCTTTTGGTAGAATAGTAGTTTCTACATCTAAAAACATATCATTGGGTTTAACAGGAAATTCTGCTAATTGTCTAATTGCTCGTATTGTATCATTATTTTTAATTAAATCATCTTGTACTTTTTGATATACAGCATCAGCACTTTCTCTGTTAGTATTACCGTTAGTATCAATGTGTGCTATATTTCTGTTTCTTGGAGTAAAAAAAGGAATTTCTCCTTCAAATTCACTACTAAAATCTTTACATCTAATTAATCTATAAGCTTTAGGATTATCAAACATTTTTTGAAGAAACTCAAAGTTTCCTCCAGTATCACCTCCAGTACCAAAACCTCTCCTTTGACCATACACAACACCACCTTCTTCTACAGAAGCATCAGTTACTCCCCAAGCTTCTTCTGCTGTTGCAAAACTACCAAATTCTTCCCATAGTATATCCCCTCTTTTACCACGTACTTTAGAAGCATCACCATCTACTGTTACGCCAATAACATTAGAATTAAATCCTTTTACTATATTAGCACCACCACTTATATCTTTATAACCAGTAGCATATTCAACATCAGATTTACTTTCTTTAGAAAACTGTTTTTTTAACCACCAGCAATTACCTTGAACAAAAGACCTTATGCTATCAAACTTATCTACAATACCATCACCCAGTAAATAACCACTTGTTTCAGCAAATATAAAAGTATTAC